CTTAAAGGGTTTATTTCGTATGAGCACGCCATATCTTACTATGAAAAATATTCCTCTTATCGCCGTAAACCATACATATATGGAGATTGGTTTATTTCCGAAGGCAATTGTTGGCGGAGGAACTGGTATATATTATAGCGCAGATAATATTTGGATTCTTGGTCGGCAACAAGATAAAAAGGGTACAGAAATCCAAGGATATCATTTTGTAATAAATGTGGAGAAATCAAGATATGTTAAAGAGAAGTCTAAGATTCCTATTACTGTTTCCTGGGACGGTGGTGTGCGCAGTTATAGCGGCCTTCTTGATGTGGCTCTTGCTGGTGGGTACGTTACTAAACCTTCGAACGGTTGGTATCAACAAGCTAATGGTTCAGATGGCCAAGGGTTTGGCAAAGTTAGGTATGATCAAACTCTAGAGAAAGAGTTCTGGGATCCTATCTTTGCTGAAACAGATTTTAAAGATTTCTTAAAGAAACAATATAGTATAGGTCATCAATCTTTAGTAGATATGGATGAAATAGTAGAGGAATAAAACGTGGTGAAATATAAAATGGTTAATCCGCCTTCAGGTGAAACATATGGCTTTCCGAAAAAAATGCCTGCTCATATAGAACCGACTATGCCAGGGTTTGATCATTTTTTGACTACCAATGGATATCCTAGTAATTTAGTAAATGCTGCTAAGGATTTCTCTTTGATATGGAGTGAAGATAGCGATGAAAGAAAACGTTAACTATCAATTAGTACCGGATGATAATGACAATGATACATGGAAAATTAGAATATTAGAAGGCGAATATATTGAAACAGTATTTCAATTCGGAGCATTAGAATTAAAAGAGGAAAGCGACGAGCTTTCTTTTAATTTTACGGTGATATATTCTCCAGATGATTCTATAACTTCTGAAAATATTGGTTTACAAAAGTACGCCGGTGGTGTACTATCATCTATATTAGAACGTGCTTTGGATAATGAGATAAATGAAAACAAATGAATATATTATTAAAGAATCTGACCATTTTGCGACTATACAATTTCCGATCGTAGAATACACTATTGATTCATACGAAGAAATAAGAGTTGATCTAATTAAAATTATCGATGAACTTGAGTTATGGCTAAAAACCAATAAAAGTACTAGTAAGACGAGTGATGGTCTTACTAATACTCAAAGTATTTTGACCGGCCATTTTTCAAAGTATAATATCTTAGATTATGCAGAATCTTATAGTACAATTGAAAGACTTAAGCAATTTATAAATGACGCGTATTTCGATTATATTGGAAAATATTTAAATGTTAGTTTTGAAGTTAACAAGGTACAATGTTGGGCAAATAAATTATCTCACTTAGATTGGTTAGATAAGCACGCCCACACATTTGTTTTTGATACTTCTATATCTGCTAATTTCTTTGTAGACTCAAATTGTCCATCTCAGACATTATATCATATACCTGTAATGCATGACCGCTTTTTACCTGTTGAAAATAAACCAGGTACTCTGACATTTTTTGGTTCTTTGATGTACCATGAAACTACTTCTCAAAGATCTACATATGGCCACAGATATTCTTTAGGGTTAGATTTCTATCATGAAAAATCTCAAGAAGTTCCTCTACATTTGCCATATGTAAATCTACAAAAAAATATAAAATATAAGTTAGAAAGTTGAATTTTGAATACTAATATTGAACAAACAGTTATTCGTAATATTCTTACAAATGAAAATTATATGCGAAAAGTTTTACCATTCGTAAAACCAGAATATTTTGAAGGCGTATACAAAACTCTATTTAAAGAGATCGCTAAGTATGTCGCTAAATATAATAATCTGCCTACAGCAGAATCCTTTAAGATTGAAGTCGATCAGTCTGACAAATTCAATGACGAACAATATCAGCACGCAGTTGAGATTATTCCTCAGATCTTTGACACCGAAGCCATTGATGAAAAATGGCTTATGGATACTACTGAAAAATGGTGTCAAGATCGTGCTGTATATAACGCAATCATGGAAAGCATAAGTATTATCGATGGCAAACATTCCACACTTACCAAGAACTCGCTCCCTGACATACTTACAAAAGCACTCTCGGTCAGCTTCGATACCAATATCGGGCATGACTACATCGAGAACGTCGAAGAACGATACGATTTCTATCATGAGCAAGAAGAAAGACTTCCGTTCGATTTGGATCTCTTCAACAAAATTACAAAAGGAGGTCTTCCTAATAAAACTCTTAACATTGCTCTCGCTGGCACTGGCGTCGGTAAGTCTTTGTTTATGTGTCATTGTGCTGCAGCTGGTCTAAGTGCTGGGAAAAATGTACTATACATAACTATGGAAATGTCTGAAGAACGTATCGCCGAACGCATTGATGCGAACTTACTTGATACTCCGATTGATAAATTAGATACACTCACTAAAGAACAACTGATGCGAGGTGTAGAAAATCTAAAAACAAACGGTAAACTTATCGTAAAAGAATATCCTACTGGTCAAGCTCATACAAATCATTTTAGAGCCTTGATGAATGAGCTTAAACTAAAACGTAATTTTGTACCAGATATCATCTATATTGACTATCTTAATATCTGTGCATCAAGTAGAATGAAAGGAATGGGCGGTGCAATCAACTCATACTCCTACATTAAAGCAATTGCTGAAGAGATACGAGGTCTTGCGGTGGAGTTTGACGTACCGATCGTATCTGCAACACAAACGACTCGTTCTGGTTTTAGTAACTCGGATGTTGGGCTTGAAGATACGAGCGAGTCTTTTGGATTACCCGCTACCGCAGATCTCATGTTCGCTCTCATCTCAAATGAAGAACTTGAAGCAGATGGACAAATCTTAGTAAAGCAATTAAAGAATAGATATAACGATCCGAATGTTAACAAGAGATTCGTAATTGGTGTTAATCGATCGAAGATGAGATTGTATGATACAGATGATCCATCAATAGTCTTAGTTAAAGACGTACCGGCATTTGATAAAACAGAAATGAATAAAAGATTCGAAGATTTTAAACTGGAGTAAATTATGGCATTAAAAGGTATCACGAATAAAAAGAAGACAAGCATCGGCAAAGGTAATGTCAAGATGTCTTCTATGAATAAATCAAAGAAACGCAGCTATAAAAAGAATCGAGGACAAGGTTAATGGAAGCACGCTTAATTTCACATAGTCAACCTGTACGACATGTGCATAGTGGAGAACCTGGAATTATGGGGCTTGAAAATATTCAGGATCTTATAGCATATTGTGCTAGAGTATCAAATCCTTTAAATCAAGCTAATACAAAAACTACGCCTAAACTTCTTGATTATTTAATTAAATACAAGCATTGGTCTCCGTTTGAAATGGCAAGCGCTTGCATAGAGATTGTAACGACAAGAGATATTGCAAGACAACTTCTTCGACATAGATCGTTTTCGTTTCAAGAATTCTCTCAGCGATATGCTGACATTCGAGATATTGGTGATGACTTTATAGTTCGAGATGCTAGATTACAAGATCTTAAAAATCGGCAAAATAGTGTTGAAACAGATGATTCATATATCAAAGAACGCTGGGAAGAAGAACAACTAAAAGTAATTATGCAAGCTAAACAGGCATATAAATGGGCTATTGAAAATGGAATCGCAAAAGAACAAG